AGCATGATCTGCCCAGGTTGCAAATCGAGCGTGCGCTCGTCGTTCTCGGTGCGCGTCTCGGCGGCATCGAGCGGCTCGGCGGGGGCCGGGGTCGTGATGAACAACGCATGCATCGCCGCGACCTTCTTACGGTCGAGCTCCGCGTCGTCGAACTGGTCGAGCAGGAAGAGCTTGACGATCGTGGACGCGAAGCGGGAGACGCCGCGGAGCTGCCCCGCCTCCACGGGATCGATCACGTGGATGATCTCGGCGGCGGGGATGCGGACGGTCTCGCCGGAAAGGCCAGGGTCCGTGATGTCGTTCGGGTGCCGGCGCAGGAAGTGATAGGCCACACGGCGCCCGATGCGATCGAACTCGATGCCCTGCCGGATCACGTTGCCATTCTGCGCAACCTCGGTGCGATGGAGCGGCAGCATCTCGGAGGGGAGCATCTGCAGCTGCAGGGGCACCGTGAGCCCGTCCTGCGGCCGGCGCGGGCGAAACCGAAAGAACACCTCGCCGGCGATGAACACTTCGCGCGCGGCCCGCCGCTGCAGCCCGTAGAAATCGGTGAAGCCTTCGGCATCCGCCTCGTCGGTCCAATCGAGCCAGAGCTTCTGCGCGCGCGCCTTCAATTGCGGGTCGGCGATCAGCGAGGACGGCTTGATGCCGGCGCCGATGACGTTTCCGGCCCAGCTCTCGATGGCGTTCGCCGCATAACCGTTGTTGCGCACGAGCCAGCGGGCGCGCGCGGTGATGTCGGATCCCGCCGCCGCGATCAGCGTATTGAGATGCGCCCGGCTCGGCTGGAAACCCTTGAGGCGCCGGTTCGCCAGGCCCGCCTCGAACCCGCCGATGAACGCCCCGACTCGGCGGCGGAAGGCTTTGAGGGCGGCGAGCACTCAAAGACCCTTCGAGGCCGATGTGAGGATGCGGCGCTTGCGGCCACCCTCCTGAACCGCGGCGATCCGGCGCTCCAGATCCGTGATGGCGGCCGCCATCTCGGCGTCGGACGCATAGGTCACGCGGCGTCCGTCCACCTCGACCGTGCGCACGCCGCGGAACCGCGCGGCCAGCAGTGCCTCGCGCTGCGCGATCAACTCTTCGAGGGTCATGGGGACTCAGCTCAGGTAGCTCGACCGAAACACGCGTCGGCCGTGGCGCTTAGGCCCGCGTCGGACCACGCCGGCGACCGGTCTTGCTTGCGCATCGGAGGCCTCATCGGGCGCATCCTGTGAGTTCCGGCCCTCATCGCTGTCCGCGGCCGCGCCCACTTGCCTCTCCAGATCGCGCCACATGGCTTCCGTCCAGCGATCGGCCTCCGCAATCCAGGCGGCGGCGCGGGCATAGACGCGGCAGTCGAGCGCCTCGTTGCGCTCACGCAGCTTCTGCCATTCGAGACGGGCAAAGCCGCGCTTGGTCTTGACGGTGACGAGCTGCTCGGCAACGAGCTGCTTGACCCATTCGGCCTCGACGCCACGAGGCAGATGCACGTAGCCCGCCGGGAAGGTCGCGCCCGCGGCAAGCTCCTCATCGGTCGGTGCGGCAAGGCGCAAGAAGCGGTAGGTCTCGCTCTTGAAAGTGGCAACCGCGACGGTCCACAGCCGCGCGCCACGGCGCAGCTTCCGGCCGCCTTCGGTGACGTCGACATAGCTCGGACCCGTCACGGGTGCCGCCCGGTTGAAGCCCTCGACGCCCTTGACGGCCGCCACCTGGGCGAAGCCGTGGGCGCGGGCCCAGGCATAGACCGCCGGTGCCTCGTAGCCGGTGTCGATGCCGAGCTTCGCAAGGCCGAGCCAGGCCCCCGGCTCATGCGGCCAGGTGCGATTGAGGAGCGCCGATAGCCTCGCCCAGGCTTCGGCGCGCTCGGGCCCGCCATCAATGACGAGATGGTCGACGAGCCAGCTCTCGAGGCCTCGGCCCCAGGCCCAGACCGAGACCTCGATGCGGTCCTTCTGGACGTCGGCGCCCGCCGTCAGGAACAGGCCGCCGTCCGGGACGGTCCCGAGCGGCCAGGTCTCGCGCCGCTCATAGAGGCGCTGCCAGTCGGGCGCCTCACCGGTCTCGACCCAGGTCTCGCCCAGTACGCCGTTCTTGAAGCTGCGCTTGGCCTCGTCGGTGCTGGCCGCTTCCCACAGCCGGGCGATATCCGCCCAGGACAGCCAGCCGACCGGTGAATAGAGCGCCGAGATGTGGAAGCCGATCGTGCCTGGATCCTGCGGCACGGCGGTGGAGCGCCACTCGCCGGCCGCGAGCATGGCTGTCTTGTGGTGTTCCTCGTTCCGCCCCTCGCACGCTTCACAGAGGTAATGGGCCGTCTCGGGCTTGCCCTGCTCCCAGCGCAGCCGCTCGAACTTGAGCCACTGCATGGCCCCGCAGCGGGGACACGGCACGAAGTAGCGCCGCCGGTCGGAGGCCTCGTACTCGCGCTCGATCCGCGACACCCCATGGATCGTCGGCGTCGAGCCGATGAGGACCTTGGAGCGCCACGAGAAGGTCCGCGTGCGGGCTTCCGCGAGCGCGACCGGGTCGCCTTCCTCGTCGGCCGAGGGCGGATAGGCATCCACCTCGTCGAGGAAGAGATACCGCGCCGGCATCGAGCGCAGGCCGACGGCGCTGTTGGCGCCAGTGATGACGAGGAGCCCGGCCGGGAACTCCTTCGAGAGCACCGTGTTGCCGGCATCGCGGGCGCGGGCGGGCTTGACCCGCTCGCGCAGGCTTGGGCTCTCGGCAATCAGCGGATCGATGCGCTGGCGCGAGAAACGCTTGGCAAGCTCGACCGTCGGCTGCACTGCGAGCATCGGCCCCGGCGCATGGTGGATGACGTAGCCGACCCAGTTGTTGCCGCCCTCGGTGAAACCCACCTGCGCCGACTTCATCACGACGACGCGGCGCGCGGAATGCGCGGGCGAGAGCGCATCCATGATCGCGCGCATATAGGGCGTCCGGTCGGTGCGGTAGCGGCCGGGCTCGGCCGAGGCGCGCGGGCTTAAGCCCCGATGCCGGTCGGCCCATTCCGAGACGGTGAGCGCCGGATCGGGGGCAAGCCCCGCGCGCCAGCATTGCCACAGCTCATCCGCGCCCTCGAAGGCGAAGAGGTCATCCAAGGCGCTTCAGCGAAACTCCGGCTTCACCTCGGCGAGCTCAGCAAGATGCGCGCGGACATGGGCTTCGAGCGCCTTCTGCATCGCATGCGCGTTGACGCCGAGCTCGGCCGCCATCAGCGCCGCGACCCGTGCGGGCCAGTTCGCCCACGCATCGCGCTCCTCGCGCGCAAGCCGGAAGACGAGCGCGGTGGCCCGGGCCCGGTCGACGAGCGCGCCGCGGCGCTCCTGCAGCTTGAGGCGCGCCAGATGCGCCTTGGCGATCTCGTGCGCCGTGCGCGCCTGCACGAAGGTGACGTTGCCGCCCGCAGGCAGCCCCTGCTCCTTCAGCGTCTCGCGCACCGAGCCGACCGCCGACTCCGGGACCGGCTCAAGGCGCGCTGGCTTGCCCGATTGCGCGCGCTGCTTGCTCGGATCGGTCGTGGCAGTCCGCCGAAGGTCGGACGCCTGGGCGTCGATCGAGCCATCGGGGAACATGACGAGCCTTCCCGCGGCACGCGCCTTCTGCACGGCGCCGCGCGAGATGCCGGCATGGGCCGCATATTGCCGCTCGCTCATTCCCTGCATGGCATTTGTCGCTGGATCGACCACGCGCAAAGTCGCCGACCTTGCGGGCGGCGACTTGCTTCAATCCTGGTCATGAGTGAGGGCTTCGCTCATTCGATAATGCGGTAGACCCGTCCGCGGACGTTATCTTTTTCCGACGCAACGTTGAGGCCGAGCTTCCTCTTGAGCGCGCCGGCAATCGCCCCGCGCACCGTGTGCGGCTGCCAAGCGAAAGCCTTGGCGATCTCCTCGATGGTCGCGCCCTCGGGGCGTTCGAGCATCTCGATGAGCTTGGCCTGCTTGCTGTCGGCGCGCACGCGGCGCGGGGCACGCGCCCCGTCTTTGGTTTCTTCCGTTCCCTCTGGCGTTGCCGCTTTGGCACTCGCCTCGGTCTCGTCAACCAGGTCGTCGGAGGCGCTGGCTTTGAGGGCCTCCTCTCGTGCAACAGCAGCGCCCGCGGCGTCATTCGCATCGAAGCTCTCGGTCTTGCGTGCCGTCGATCGGACCAGATCGTCGCCTCCTTCGCCGCCCGCATCCGCCGCACCAGGCTCGCTTGCCTCGACAATGCCGAGCGCCTCGAAAGCAGCCTTCGTTGCGCGCAACGTAAGGTGCCTGCGCGTTCGGTGCTCGCGCCAGACGGTGTCCTCGCGCTTGGCCTCAACCTCCTCGATCAGACCCTTCTTGAGGAGGCTCGCGAGCACCTTGGCGGCAGCACCGCCCGGAAGCTTGAGAGGAAGCGGATAGACGTTGGCGTGCGGCCGTTGGCAGGCGGCCGAAAGCACGACGAGCTGCGTATCGGAAAGTGCCATGGATGGCTCCATGCGTAGTCGGGCAGCGACCATCGCTGCCCTCCTACTGCCTTAAGCCCCGGTCGCGCGGGCGGCGACGCGGGGCTGAGGCGGGAGGCAGCGCAAAGGATCAGGCACTCCTTGCTTCGCGAACCGCCTGCTCAAACCACTTGCGCCAGCGCCGATCGGCAAGGCGCGTCATGATGTGAGTCTCGATCGCCTCCCGGCTCACCGGCCCGCCCGGAATGAAGCTCAAATCGTCGGCGAGATGCCGCCCGAAGCGGGCGTCCAGCAGCTCGCGCACCTGCTCGGGCGTCAGATCGAAAGCCGTCGCCAGAGCATCGCTTGCTGCTTCCCAGGCCATGGCCTGGTCGTAACCGTTGTGGCCGCAGGTACCCCAGAAGCCCCAGGCTTCATTGGCGGTCGGAAGGATCGTCCTGGTCATCGCCATCTCCATCGTGATGGCGACATAGGGGCGCTGCTTTGACCCGCAGCCAAGCGAATAATCAGCATTCGGTTGCTTTGATGGGCCGCTCTTGATCATTTCATGATCGGAATGGCGCCGCCGCGCTCCCTTCGCGCCGAACGCGCCAGTGCTCGAACAGCCGGCGCAGCAGGTACGACCGCAGGATGGACACACCGCTAAAGGCCGCCCCAATCGCCAGGTGCTCGGCAAGCGACGCCGCAATCCCGAACCAGGGAAACACGATGAGCTGCGTGACAAGCGCAAGACCATAGCCGACCGCCACATTGGCGATCGACTCAACCAGCGACATCAAACGGCTCTGCTTCATGCCGCGCGCCGATCGCTCCGGACCTGGTCGAAGCTGCGGTCGCTGCCGTCGAGCAGCGCCGACTTGCCGGTGAACCGCTGCCAGCGCTCGATTGCGACATCGCAGTAGCGCGGGTCGATCTCGATGGCGAGACAGGCGCGGCCGACCGACTCGGCCGCAATCAGCGTCGAGCCCGATCCCGCGAACGGCTCATAGACGAGGTCGCCGCGCACGCTGTTGTTCACGATCGGCCGACGCATGCATTCGACCGGCTTCTGCGTCCCGTGTACGGTTGCTTCGTCCTCCGCGCCGGCCGCGGCAATGGGCCAGACGGTCGACTGGTCACGCCCGCCCTGCCAGTGTCCGTTCGCGCCCTTGCGGACCGCGTAGAAGCACGGCTCGTGCTGCCAGTGATAATCGCCGCGGCCGAGCACGAAGCGCGGCTTCACCCAGACGATCTCAGCGCGGATCGCAAAGCCGCAGGCGTCCAGGCTCTCGGCGACCGTGCGGGCATGCACGCCCGCGTGCCAGACATAGGCGACGTCGCCGGGAAAGAGCGCCCAAGCCGCGCGCCAGTCGGCGCGGTCGTCGTTTGCGACCTTGCCGGTGCGGCCCGTCGCCGACACGCCGGCTTCGTTGCGCCAGGCCGGATCGTAGTCGACCCCATAGGGCGGGTCCGTCACCATCAGGTGCGGACGCGCGCCGGCGAACAGCCGCGCGACATCCGTTGCCACGGTGGCATCCCCGCAGAGCAGCCGGTGCTGGCTGAGACGCCAGAGATCGCCCGGGCGGCTGACCGGCTCGGCAGGCGGCGCGGGGACCTCGTCCTCGGCCTCCGTTTGGTTTGCCTCGCCATCGAGCCCCTTGAGCAGGCGGTCGAGCTCGTCCTCCCCGAAGCCGAGGAGCCCGAGACCGAGGCCATCGTCTCTGAGGCGCGCCAGCTCGGCCGCAAGCAGCGCCTCGTCCCAGCCGGCATTCTCGGCAATCCGGTTGTCGGCAATCCGGAAGGCACGCGCCTGTGCGTCGGTCAGATGCTTGAGCCGGATGACCGGCACATCGTCGAGCCCAAGCCGCCGCGCAGCCAGGAGCCGGCCGTAGCCCGCGATCAGCACGCCGCGCTCGTCCACGAGGCACGGCACGTTGAAGCCGAAGGCGGCGATCGAGCCCGCAATCTCGGCCACCTGCTCGTCCGAATGCGTTCTGGCATTCGCCGCATACGGCAGGAGCCGCTCGATGGGCCAGCGCTCGACCTGCAGCGCATCAGTCGGCCGCAAGGTCGATGCCGCGTCGCCTCGCGACCGCTTCGAAGTCTTGCCTTTCGCCATCGAGGATCACGGGCTGATCGGGAAAGAGCCGCCGCCAGCGCAGGATCGCGAGGTCGACGTAGGCCGGCGCAAGCTCGATCGCGCGCACCTTCCGCCCGGTCCGCTCACCGGCGATGAGGCTCGTGCCGGAGCCTGCGAAGGGCTCGTAGACGACCTCGCCCTCGTCGCTGTAGGCGCGCATTACGAATTCCGGCAGCGCCACGGGAAACACCGCCGGATGCTCGATCCCGCGCGCCTTATGCCGCGTGATGCGAATGACGTTGTCGGGGATGCGCGTCTCCTGCACGCCCTGCCCGGCATGGGTCCACTCCCCGACGTGGTCGTCGCGGTGGCGCATGCCGCCATGGGCATCGTTGATGTGCCCCGCCCACTTGCAGGGCACGATCTTGTTCGGCTTGCGCGCCTTGCGATTGAAGTGGAACACGAGCTCGAAGGCAGGCGCCAGCCGCCCGTTCCAGTCCCCCGGCAGGCCCGGCCCCTGGTCCCAGACAGAGAGGGCAAAGCGCCGCCAGCCCTGCTCGCGCATCCAGTCGAGCCAGTCCTGCCAATAGGGCAGCCACTCGTTGTTGCGGTGGACGAGCCCGAGATTGACGAGCACCTGGCCGTTTGCGGCCATGACCGTGTCGAGGTGGCCGAAGCCCCCCCGCATCAGCGCGTCCCAGTCGCGAATGCCGCCGGTCGCATAGTCGCGCTGCTGCGCATAGGGCGGGCTCGTGAACAGGAGCGCGGCGCGTTCGCCATCCATCACCCGCGCGACGCAATCCGCCTCCGTGCTGTCGCCGCACAACAGGCGATGCGCACCCATGAGCCACAGGTCGCCCGGCCGCGTGACCGGATGGCGCGGCGGGGAGGACAAGACGTCGGCGTCGTCGTCCGCCTCGTTCGCATCGCCCGCCGTCGCCTCCGCCTCATCGAGCGGCGCCATCAGATGCTCGAGCTCGCCCTCGTCGAAGCCGGTGAGCGCGAGATCGAAGCCCTCGCCGTTCAGCGCATGCAGCTCCGCTGCCAGCAGCTCCTCGTTCCAGCCGGCATTGAGCGCGAGCTTGTTGTCGGCGATCACGTAGGCGCGGCGCTGCGCCTCGGTCAGATGATTGAGCACCACGACCGGCACGGCATCGAGCCCGAGACGGCGCGCCGCCTCGAGGCGACCGTGCCCGGCGATCACCGTGCCGTCGCCCGCGACCAGCACCGGATTGGTCCAGCCGAATTCGACGATGCTGGCGGCGATCTGCGCCACCTGCTCATCCGAGTGCGTGCGCGGGTTGCGCGGATAGGCGGAAAGCCGCTCGAGCGGCCAGAACTCGATCCGTTCCGGCGCAAAGCGCAAGGTCATCGTTGTGATTGGCGTGCTTGGAAACCGACTGCGCCGCCTTCGACCAGCGCGGAGGTGCGCGTGGCCTCTCGGTGGCTTCCGAGGTGGCTTCCTGGAGCCAGACGTTCGGCCCGCGCCGCGTCCGGAAAACCGCGTGAAGTCCGATAGTTATGGCGAGTTGGCCCCCTTGCGGTGGATTCCATGCTGGACTGCGGAAGCCACCTGGAAGCCACTCGCCTCAGCCGAAAAAGCCGCAATCCGTCAAAGCGTTACCAACGCGTCGGGGTGGCTTCCGGGAAGGTGGCTTCCCAAAAATTTTGCCTGGCGGTGGCGGAATTCCGGGCCATCGCCCCCCCGCATACCAATGCGGCCAGGAAGGAACCGTGATTTCAGATGGTTAGGCAAATACCGTACTCCCTTGCGGTACGTTCCGATTGACATTACGTAACGTGGTGCGGTACGTTCCGGCGTGATCAAGACGTTCGGCGACAAACGCACCGCTGCGATCTTTGCGGGCTATGCCGTTCGCGGGCTGCCGCCGCAGATTCAGGAGCGAGCCCGAGCCAAGCTCTTGGCGATCGACGCCGCCAAGCGACTTGACGACCTGCGCCAGCCGCCGGGCAACAGGCTGGAAGCCTTGGCGGGCGACCGCAAGGGCCAACACAGCATCCGCATCAATGATCAATGGCGGATATGCTTTGTATGGCGAGACGGTGAGGCATTCGATGTCGAGATTGCCGACTACCATTGAGGAGCAAGACAGATGAGCATCAAGCGTCAAGATATCGACAAAGGGGCAATCGACTTCTCTGACGTGCGCTCCGGCCGACGCCTGCCGCCTGTCCATCCGGGCACGATCCTCCGTGACGAATTTCTGACTCCGATGGAGATCAGCGTCTACGAGCTTGCCAATGCGATCAAGGCGCCACGGTCGCGCATCAATGACATCGTGCTCGGCCGGCGCGCGATCACGACCGATACCGCCCTGCGGCTTGGACGCTATTTCGGGACGTCGCCGGAATTCTGGATCAATCTGCAAGCGCGCTACGATCTCGATGTCGCCAATCGCACTGTCCGTCGCAAGATCGAGCAGGAGGTTGCGCCGCGCGCCGCATGAAAAACAGGGCGCAGAAGCGATCGTGGCGCTTGGCACGGCGGAGCCATGTTGTCCGCGCCAATCAGCGCCGCCTGCGGGCTGACAGTTTAAAGGCTCTGTTTGCTGCTGCCGGCCATCCCGTTGGCAGGCGGATCAAATACCGGCGTAACTCTGTGGCCCGGCGGGCCGTGGAGGCGGTAGTCTTCCGCGCGCGTCTCGCCCGAGCCTAGCGCTTCGCATAGCCGAATTCGCCGCGGTCTGTCTCACCCGCCGATGTCTCATCGAAAATTGTCTCACGCGCAGAAATCATCTTGACAGGGCGCGCGTGCCTTCAACGACGAACCGCCGCGACCGCTTCGCCGGAAGGCGCCTGCCATTGAGCCGCCACGTGATCACGCTCAAGGCATACTCCCAGCGCCGGTGCGCGGTGGCGCGCGCGATCCCGAACCGCCAGCAGATCATCTTCCAGGGTGTGCGCTCGGCGCGTGCCCAGACGAGTTTCCCGTCCTCGGCTTCGAGCCAACGCAGCCAGTCGAGCGCCTCCTCCATGCGGGAGATGGCGTCCGGCGCCGGCGGCGGGCGCTTGAGGCGCGGCGGCTCTTGGCCAACGAGATCGGCGAACTCGTGCCGGATCTTGGGCCACAGATTGTAATAGCCCTGCACGCGCACCGGCGGCAGCCGCCGCATCACATCGGCTGCTTCGCGGAGCCGCGCTTCGACCCGCTCGCGCGTCCAGTCAACCATGGCGATGCTCCCTGCCGCTGTGGCGCTCGCCGTAGAGCCTCTCGCCGAGCTGGCGGACGAGCTCGCGCTCAAGCCAGGTGAGGCGCGGATCGTGCGGGCTCACGACGAGGATGTTCTGCTCGCGCCAGCCGTCGCGCTTGAGTTCCTCGATCGAGCGGCGCTTGCCGCCGTAGCCCTTGGGCATCCACCTCATGGAGCGACCTCCCCCAGCACCGCGGCATAGCCTGCGACATCGACGATCGAGTCTTCGTGACTCGGATCGCAGGCAAATCGCGCGAGCTTGAGATCGATGAGGCACAGCACCACCGGCGCCAGCATCACGGGATGCCCGAGCGTGATCGACCAGCGACGGGCGACCGCCTCCATGGACCGCCGTGGATCGCCGTAGAGCGCGCGACGCTCACCGACCACGGCGGCTGCACGTCTCAGCATGGCATCGCCCTTCATGACGCGCCTCCCCGCGTCTCGATCGCCCAGAGCAGGATCGCGAGAGCATCGGCTTCGTTGTCGTCGGCGGGCGAGAATCCGCGCGCGCGGACGGCGGCGATCACCGCACTCTTGTCGGCATTGCCCTTGCCGGTGACGTGGCGCTTGATGCTGCCGACTGGCACGCCCTCGTAGGGAACGGCGTGCTGCTCGCACCAGGCGGTGAGCGTGGCAGGGAAGCCGCCATAGAGCTGCGCCGCATCGGTGCCGATGTGGCGGCGCACCTCCTCGAAGTAGATCGCGCCGATGCCGGCGGCATCGGTGAGAACGCGATCGAGCCAGCCGCGAAAGCGCGAACCGCATGCCGCCGCCGTCGAAACGGCTCGGGCGGAAGGAGACGGTGCCGCTGTGGACGGCGCCGTCGATAAGCTGCAGCGCCCAGCCGGTGGTGGTGCCGAGGTCGAGCGCGAGGAGGGCGCCGGGCGGCGCTGTGGTCCCGATCGTCGATGCGCTTGCATCGAGATCGGCAACGGGCAGGCGCGTCGAGGCCATGGAAGTCTCCGTCAATGGATCAATGGCTATGGGATCAATGGCTATGACCGCGGTCGGGGCGGGACGGATCGGTTGCCGACTCGGTAACCGAGACAGGCCTTTGCGCAGCCGGCCGTCATCGTCGCTCGCGCGGCTTGGTTGCGATTGTGGCAGGGCGCTGGTGGCTTCGGGGTGGCGCATCACAGCACCTCCTTCAGCCAATCGGGGGTGTGGGGATGTTGCGATGCGTCCTCGGAACATCCCCATGCACATCCCCCGGAAATTTCCTCGTCCCAACAATGGGTTTGGGGATGTTGGGGAGGTTGGGGATGTTTTTCGCCCTTCTCTTTATTATTTTTCACGCACGCATACGCGTTCGCTCGCGCGTAGGTATAAACATCCCCCACATCCCCAACATCCCCAATGTCATTGATTTTGCGCGATATTTTTGTGGGGATGTTGGTGGGGATGTCAGCTTGGCAAGCCTCAACATCCCCACTCGATCCGGCTCGTGAGCTCGCTGGATGATGTCCCGAGAGGTGGTGTAGCTTATGCGATCGCCGTGCCTTCCGAACTGTGCCGGATCAGCTTGCCGCAGCGGGCA